TTACTCACGCTGCAGTCGAAGACGGACTGGCTGCAGGCGCATAATCAATTTTTAGAGCAGCAGCTGTTGGAGAAAAGTCGAGAAGCGGACATGCGAGCTGGGTTTGGGCGGGGGCGCCCGCCGCAGCGCAGTGCAGACGCCGGACAGCTAGGGGCAGCGCCTGTCCAACAGGCGAATGCGCCGGGCGCACGAGCTCCGGACGGCGCGCCGATCACTCGTGCCAGTCTGACGCAAAGCGACTGGCCAGAGAAGCCGCCCGAATGGGCAGCAACGCAGCCGCCGGAAGTGGCGCAATCGCCTGTAGCTACTGGAAAACTTCCCAAGTCGCATCCGTTTGCACCTACCGGCAAATACCAAATGACTCCGGAAGACATGAATACTGCACTTTCGATCTACCAGTATCGACGTGCTCCGATGGCGTTTGCGCGATCGCAGACTGATCCACGTCAGATTGCAATAATGGACGCAGTGGAAAAGTTGGGCACACAGACCGGAGGGTACTTATACGATCAGGCAGATTGGGATAACCATAAAAAGGGTAAAATAGCCTTCGGCACTGGACGTCAGGGAGATACAATACGCTCTATCGGCGTCGCACAAAGCCATTTACAGACACTTGGTGATTTAGCAGATGAGCTGGAGGCTGCGAAGGGCGGACCAAGCCTTGCGCAGTTTCTTGCTAAATTTAATAATGCCATGCGGACACAGTTCGGCGGACAGGAGGCGAACAACATCGATGCCGCCAAGCAGATTATTGCAGGCGAAGTGATCAAAGCAGTCAACGCCAGCGGCGGTGGCGTGCGTGAGCGTCTGGAAGCCGGCACTAAGATAGATCCTTCATTGAACTCCGTGCAGCTGCATGGGGTTATCGATACTTTTCAAAAGCTGCTTAACGGGCAAATAGGCGGTTTCCGCTCGCAGTGGGAACGTGTGCCGGGCAACAAGGATAAGGATTTTTACAAGGAGTTTCCAGAAGTGCGGCGCGAAGGCAAGGCGGCGCCTGCAGCGGCGGGTGCTGAAGGAGAATGGAAAATTGAACCTTTACGGTGAACCTGGGGTATAGATGCCTGAATATGTCGTCACGTCGCCTGAAGGCAAAAAATTCAAGATCACGGCGCCTGAAGGGGCGACGCGGGATCAAGTTCTATCCTATGCTAAGAAGCAATTTGCGAGCGGCGACGCTAAGCAGCCTGAAAAGCCGGCCGAAGGCGGGATGTGGAATTCGGCTGCCGATTTTTTCAGGGGGATAGCCAAAGGCGCACTGTCTCAGGCGACCGCCGAAGGGCAGGCGGAAGAATCGCTGCAGACTGGCGGTGGACAGCGTACAGTCCCCAGCGCCCAAGAAGCTAGCAAACTTGTCGGGTTGAAGGAAACACCGAAAGGCGGCAGTTTTACCGAAGCGGCCGGGCAAGGGCTCGGCACGCCGTCCAATTGGATGATGCCGGGCGGGATCATTGCTAAAACCCTGTCCATCCTGGGCGCCTCACTCGGCGGCGAAGCCGGCGCGCGCCTGACGCCGGGATCAGCGGTTGGTCCTGTGATCGGCGGCATGGCTGGCGGCATGGTTGGCGCAGTGCCGGGCGCTGCGCGAGTTGGGGCCGAATTGACCGCCCGTGCCAATCCTCTTGGGCGTGATCCTGTCCGGCAAGGCATGGTCCGAACGTTGGAGCAGGAGGGTGTAACCCCCACGGCTGGAGAGACGCTCGACAGCAAGGGGATACGGGAAGGCGAGAGGTTCGGATCATTGCCGGGCGGCGGCAAGAGCTACCAGGATATGAAAGCCCGCGTCGGCGATCAGCTCACACAGGCCGTGGCGCGCAAGATGGGGGAAATGCCCGGTCCCGGTGCCGGCATGACGCCTACCGAATTCACGCCGGAGATTTGGGAACGCAGTTCCAAACGCATTGGTAAGATGTATGAGGACAGCATAGACCGGATCGGCATCACGTTCAACGATAATTTCCGCGATGCCGTGAATGATCTCAGACTTAAGGCGATCATGGACGCCGACAGCCCGGAGACGACCTCCGCTGTCCACCGGGTTCTCGACAGGTTGCTGCCTACCAAGGCGCCGGGCGATCTTTGGTACGTGGACAAGCGCACCGGACTGGAAAAGATGCGGGGGTCCGCGTACCAGGAAGTGACGTCCAGCAAGTCGGCATTGCAAGCGCTGATCGACAGCGGGCTGGGCAACCGAAAAAGCTTCGGGCTGGATATCGACAAATTGCTTAAAAATGAAGTCAGGCGATCGGCGCGCGGCCCACTGCAGAAACAGGCCCTGGCGCAATTCGAAGAGGCCAATCGCCAATATTGGGTGCGCAAGGTGGCGCTCAACTCGATCACGGACGAAGGCGCTAAGCAGGGGCACATAGACCCTCAGAAGCTGGCGCGGGCGCTTAAGGGCGAAGAAGGGCTGCAGGAAGGCAGCACAGATCTTCACCGTCTCGCCAACGCTGCACGCGCGGTGCTGGAGCCGTACAGCCCGCTCGGTTTTGGCGGCGCGCATGAGAGCGGCGGGCGGGGCATGATGGCGTCAGCAGGGCGTATGGGCGCCGGTGCTGTGGCCGGCGGCGGGCTCGGGCTGGCGGCTGGCGGCGTGCCCGGTGCTGCGATCGGCAGTGCGGCTGGCGCCATATCGCCGGGGCTGGTCGCGCGCAAGATAAATTCACCGGGCGTGCAGGCGTACCTGAAGGGACGGCCGGATTTCAGGGACTATCTGCAACGGCGCGGGCTGCTGACGACCCCGGCGCAGCGCGTAGACACTGCCGCCCGCAGCTCACTGATCGGCGGCGCCATCGGGGAGCGACGTGAAAAAGAAAAGCCGAAACCGAGAATTTATGAAGGACAGTGACCTGTGCGTCTTCTTATCGTGGATCCTCAAGGGAACGGCCTTGACTTTGCGCTTCGCGCTCAACGCTGCGGCCATGACGTTCGCTTGGCCATCCGACAGACAGAGAAAACAAAACACATTGGGCGCGGCTTGGTGCAGATCGTCGAGTATGCCGATTGGGTCCGGTGGGCGGACATTGTATTCTGCACGGACAATACGAAGTATACCTACGATCTTGATCAGCGCTGGCGACCGTACGGCGCGAGAATTGTCGGCAGTTCGGTCGAAACGGCAAAGTGGGAAATAGATCGTGTCAAGGGCATGCAGGTTTTGCGAAAGGCGGCGGTGGAGGTTCCGGCTTACAAGGAATTCTCCGACTATGACAAAGCTATTGCATACGTTAAGAAGGAAGATGCGCGCTTCGTGTCTAAGCCGTGCGGAGAAGTCGAGGATAAATCGCTCAGCTACTGCGCCAAGACGCCTGAAGATATGGTCTACATGCTCCAGCGATGGAAGCGCTTGAACAAACTTGCTGGCGCCTTCATCCTCCAAGAGTTTATTGCGGGAACCGAAATGGCTGTCGGCGCTTGGTTTGGTCCAGGCGGCTTCAGCGCAGGATGGTGCGAGAATTTCGAATTCAAGAAGTTGATGGTCGGCGACATGGGGCCGGCCACGGGCGAACAGGGAACGGTGCTGCGCTATGTCAGTAACAGCAAACTTGCAAAGCGGGTACTTCAACCACTCGCTGACCAGTTGCACGCAGCCAAGTATATCGGCTATATTGACGTCAACTGTATCGTGGATGACGATGGAACGCCTTGGCCGCTTGAATTCACCATGCGGCCGGGATGGCCGACGTTCAATATCCAGCAACGGCTGCACGAAGGCGATTGTGTTGAATGGCTAATGAACTTATGGACTGGCAAAGGCGGACCGTCTTGCAAGACTGGCGTCATGGCAACTGGCGTAGTCGTCTCCATACCGGACTATCCGTACTCGCATGTGACGAGGAAGGAAGTCACGGGGATACCGATCTACGGGTACGACTCGGAGACGATGCACCCGTGCGAGTGCATGATGGGCATGGCGCCGCAGAAGATCGGCGGGCAGATCGTGGACACGCCCATGATGACGACGGCTGGGGATTATGTGCTCATAGCGACAGGTACGGGGTCGACGGTTGCCGAAGCGTCTCGGGGCGCATACCGGACATTGGACACGCTGGAGATACCGAACTCCCCCATGTACCGGACGGATATTGGCAGGAGACTGAAAAAGCAGTTGCCGAAACTACAGGCTCACGGCTACGCGACGGGTCTGAGTTACTAGAACAGACGGACTTGCGCACGTTCGGCCGGCGCGCAATCGAGGAAGGCCTGGAGATTCTCCAGCTCGACAACCACTGCG